GCGCTTTTAACTTCTTCTGACATAGTTCGCTCCTTTGTCTTTCTATACGTATTTATTTTACGTTATTAAATATCTCTTTTTGATGTTTATACCATTCAATCCACGTATCTACTTTAATTTGGCATTCTTGATATTGTCCGTAGTTTTCTGCTACTACGCTGATTACCTCACTTAGTTTAGTAGTACCCGGCTCTACTAATTTCAAATCAGGACATGCTACTAAAAGTTCAGCAGGCACTTCTGGAAATTTTTCAATAACCGGTGTAGTTAAACAACCAGCTAATAATAAAGGTAATAATAAAATAGCTATTCTCATTTTTTAACCTTTGGCATGGCCGCCGCATTTAAGTCTTCGATCGCTTCCGGAGCAACCTTGCACTCTGCGTCTATTATTTGTGTATCTCTAACAATTTTTTCTTGTACTTGTAATTGCACTTCTCTAACAGTTTTAACACGATCGACGAACTGTTTTTGTATTACTATGTTAGTTTCTTTACTTTTAGCCTCGGCAGCTTCAATCTTAGCATTAGCTTCTACGATTTCTTGTTGCCATAACGCAGTAACACCAGCACCACCTGTTAGATAAACACCACCTAGTAATAATGCAAGTCCGATATACTTAATCGAGTATCCAGCAAGTTTTGCCTGTGCGAACGGAATAGCTTGAATAAATCCACTAAAGAAATATAAAACTGCTCCTGAACCTGCCACTGCAAACCAAACCCAAGTTGGCAGTAATAACAATGTATGTTCTATCAGCCAGGTAAACATATTAGGCACCTAATACATGTATTGCGTGATTATAATGCTTAATACGATCTTCTAAACCTAATGTACCACCGTTAATACGTTTGGTCATTGTTAGGATATCGCCGTTATCGGCAAATTGATTTAAATTATTTGTTTCCCAAAACCAGCAACCTGATTGAATAGCACCTTCAAATGTAGCTAGGAATTCTGGAATTTCTTCTACAGGAGTTTCAATACTTTCAGCAAACTTAGTATAATTTTGTTTACCAGTTAGCTGTATTAGGCCACGACCGCAATAACGATAACCGTCACCTGATGCTTCATCTCCGTTGCCCATACGATTTGCGTATGCTCTATTTGCAATAGCCTCTTGATTATGTGCGTATTGTTCAGCAATACCTGCTGGAAAATACTTAGGCCATACTTTGCTTAGTGTTTCTGCACGATAGTTTAAGTTTTCTTTAAGAGCTTTGTAACCACCCGACTCGTGTGCTGTCTGTGCTAAGAATGCCGCAACACGTGGTACAGTATTAATTTCGTAATCAGGTAAAATTTTGCACAATGCTTCGTGCCAATGATCAATATGCGGATTACCTGAAATAATCTGTGCTAACTTCTCTACTGTAAAATCAAAATCAAATCCATTTGCCATTATGCTTTCCTTTTTAATACAACAGCCCATCCGCTGTTTTCAAAAATAAAATTATCGCTAATTTTATTAATATTGTAATTGCCGATAATTTTTGTTAAGAACATGACCTCAGCCATGGACTTGCTTTCTAGCATTATAGGTCCGTTGACAGACCTATATACTTCTTCTTTAGGCCCACTGGTAATTATATCAAATACTATTGGTTCACTATAAATTCTTTTAAAGGTAATGCTTTCATCTACTACTTGAATCTTGTCGGCATAGCTACGTTTAAAAAATTCACTAAAATTATTTAAATTTTGTTCTTCAGTTGCAACCTCGTATGCATTTTTATCTTTAGGTATTGCCGCTATTAAGTTTTCTAATGTTGCAGGCTCACTTCTAAAATTTTTAAAATATCTAAAACGCATTTCCTCAATACCAGTTAGCTCTTGTATTCCTTCGATTAGTTCAAATATTTGTTCACCACTTTTACGTGAACGCTCTAATTCAACATATACTCGATATTTACCGTCGTCCATTTCGCCAGGTGTTACATCAGCATCTAAGACAAATGAATACCCCATTTCGATAAAATTTTCTAAATCTTTTGCAGGATCTTGATACTCGACAGTAAAACTTAAAACAACAATATCCTCATCGTTACCTATTTTACTTTTGAAATTATCAATTTCGAAAACTTTTTTAACTAAGTCTCTCAGATCACCTGCATGTAAACTTTCGTTTAATTTCATACTGGTGCCCCTATACCGCCCGCTGGAGGCATTCCGCCTGCTGGTGCGCCGCCCGCTGGAGGCATTCCGCCTGGTGCTCCTGGAGGGCCGCCTGCTAATCCTGGAGGCATTCCGCCTGGCATTCCCGGTGCTTGTGGCGCAGGCATTCCCGGAGGTTGTGCGCCCTCAGTAGGTCCTTCATTATTATCCCCACGCATTTTATCCATATAACCTTTGTACATGTCAAATGCCACTTTCTTAGGCATCTGAACTTCAACAACCCAAATAGGTTTACGATCTAATTTACCCTTCTTTGTACCCGGACGCAGGTCATTTTCTGTTTTAATCTTTCTAGGTTCTACTAAATGAGTTTTTTGATAGATAACTTTACAGCCTAATTCAGTTAGACGTTTTCCACCGGTTGGGTCCGGCATCTTATCCGATTCCCACATAAAGCCTGCTGTTATCCAATGACGATCGACTTTAGGACCGTATGCTAGCTCACCGCTTTCCCAATTCTTATAGACGTAGACATCCATTTCGTCTAAAACTCGTTCGAAATCCTTTAATACAGCAAGACTGCTGTTATTTTCATATAATTCTTGAATGTTACGTATAACGTCTAAAATGTCATGGTGCATGTTATAGTCCTAGATGATCTTATACTTATTTAGCTGGTTTAAAATGATATGTGATAACTTTATTATTTGCAGTATTCGTTAAATAATAGTGTAGGACCTCTGTAGTTATCGAGGCGGTCACTACAAGTCCTACTTTTTCTAAAGTAGGAGCACAACTAGATGAGTAAACAACGAGTGAAAAAGCGTTTTACATCAGAAGTTAACATAATTGATTTTCAGCCGTATCTTCCGGCAAAAAAGCAACGTGTCAGTATCCAGGCACGTAATGCTAATCAGAAACTTTATCTCACAAAACTATACGAGGAAGCCACTAGCATAGTACTTGCTATCGGCCCTGCCGGTACGGGTAAAACCATGCTAGCCGTACAGTTCGGTGTTAAACTGTTTCAGGAAGGGAAAGTTGATAAAATCGTTGTGACAAGACCCGCCGTGTCCGTAGACGAAGACTTAGGATTTTTACCAGGTACGCTAAATGAAAAGATGGCACCCTGGACACGTCCTATATTTGATGTCTTGGGCGAATATTATCAAACCAAAGAAATAGCTAAAATGCTAGAGGAAGGTGTTATTGAAATAAGTCCATTGGCTTACATGCGAGGCCGCACATTTAAAAACGCATACATCGTTGCAGACGAAATGCAAAATGCGACAGTTAATCAAATGAAAATGCTACTGACCCGATTGGGAGAAGGGTCTAAGATGGTAGTGACAGGAGATTTGGCGCAAGCAGACCGCGTGAGCGATAACGGTCTAATTAATTTTTGCAATCTACTTACAGGAAAATCAGGGTTACAGCACATTGATCTAATTCAATTTGACAATCGAGACATCGAACGCCATAATGCCGTGAAGGAGGTGTTAGCGGTTTATGGAGAATAATAGGATGTAAATAAAAGGGCCGAAAGGCCCTTTTATGCTATATAAGGCCCGTTAAATTTAAAATCGTAAAAGAAGTATTGAGTGTCGATGCGCGGCACCTGAGTTTTCCAGTCACCGTGTAATAATGCACCACTTTCACTAGAAGTAGGTCCGTGATGCTCTTCACCCCTATCTTTGTTGCAGTTATCAACAGTAATAATTCCGGGTATTAGGCTTAATGAAATAACCCTAAAATGTGCATCGTGCCATGCATTCATAATTTCTTCTTGATGTGGATCGTTACCACGTCGCCCATTAGTGCAATGTATAATTAGCTGTGCCGCTCTAGCATGCCCTTGGTTAGTTAATGCGTTCGGGTGAATGCCTTCGCCCCACAGGTCATTACAAATAGACCCAAGTACTCTAACACTTATATCAGTATCTGGAATCGGCAAAGTTATTAAGTTGATTTCTTCGTCTGGGGTAACTTGTTCATACCAAGGAACTAGGATTTTATTAGTAACACCGAATATTTCACCACTAGAATTGTAAAATCGAATTTGATTTCTTCTGAACATATCATCTTCGATCCACATAGTGCCTAAACACAGGCCAACTTTTTTACTGGCGGCGTATTCTACTATTTCAGTTTCTGCTTCTTGGATATCCTCAAACGTTCTACCATCGTACGTGTCAAAATCAGGAATATACCCGGTCAATGCACATTCGGGAGTAACTAGATAATGAACACTATTTTCGCTAGCCCATGTGATTGCATCTTTGATTAACTTGGTATTAGTCTTTAAATCTTTAGTACAGGGCAATTGAGCACCGCCCATCCTCAAAGTTACAGTCATTTTAAGTGTGCTAATCGAATTAGTGTGGCCGCCAGATTGATTTCGGGATCCATAACTAACGTATGATCTACTAGACCTTGTTTAATTATGAGAATTGCTTTGTCTTGCAGAGTGTCGTCACCGAAGATTGCAATGTTATCATACAGCCAGCGATATACTTCTTCCATTTCTTCTGGACGAGCTTGACTACAGATTAATTTACGTGCTTCAGTTATCTTTCCTGCTTTAAACAATTCTACCATTTGAAACTTATAATCAGCATCGCTAGCATCTGCTTTGTTTGGCGGCAAAAGTTTATTTTCTTGTACGTTTTGCTGAACTAGATTGATACATTTGCGTAGGTCTGGATAAGTTGCTTTAACATACGTATCGAGAGAGACGGCGGTATCGTCAGTTAAGGTAACACCCTCAGCTTCGAGTATGTCCAACACCCGTCCCATGAATGCTGTTTGATCAACTTTTTCAACATGAAACCCCTGGCAACGACTGTGTAGTGCTGGTATAATCCTGTTCGGATAATTACAAGTAAGAATAAATCTACTAGTTGTATGATACTCCTCCATAACACCTCGCAAAGCCGCTTGAGCGTTCGGACTTAGATAATCAGCCTCATCAAGTAGTACAACTTTGAAATCCCCAAACGGAATCATTTGCACAAAGTTTACAATTTTATCTCGGATGTCGTCTACTGAGTTTGTACGACTTGCGTTAATCTCTAGTAAATCTAGATCATTGACTTCGAGTTCAGCACACAGTACCTTAGCAAGAGTAGTTTTACCAATACCTGCACTACCGCTAAACAACAAATGCGGAATTGATTTGTCTTTAATCCATGTAGCAATTTGCTTTTTTTGGTGTTCATCTCTAAACACATACCCTTTAATGTCCTTAGGACGGTATTTTTCAACCCATAATTCTTTCACGGTGTTTCCTCAAAGTTTAAGTCATAATAAAAATATTGTGTGTCTCGATCAAGAGTTTTAACAACCCATCCCTTACCCTCTGGCCCGCCGTGGAATATACCACTCGGAACCCCAGTCTTGTTTCTATATTCTTCACCATTTTGTGCATAGCAGTTGTCGGCACAGACTATAGTATAGTTACCTTGTCTTGCATATGATTCAATATGGATTTCATTCCAGCGATAGTAGTAGTCTTGATCATGATCAATTCTAGGTGCGTTGGCAGCAACAAATATTAACTGAACTTTTTCATCTGCTAATTGTTTAGCTAGAATACCTGCATCGCCGGGTCGTTGGAAACCACATACCCATAGATCATTACACACTAGCCCCGCACATTTTACACCTTTATACATGAACGTTTTTAGTTCTTTACCAGGACGATACGGCTCATCTTGAGTAATATACATTTTATTATGTTTGTGAATTACTTCACCTTGCACATAAAATCTTAATTGATTAAACCATTCGAGCTGTTTTGTTTCAATATCTCGTTCACTAATACCTGTGCCTAATGCTAGGTCAACATTCTTTTCTTTTGCGTAACTTGAAATGGATTTTAGTTCTTTAGCTAACACTACTAGTCCTGTGTCCATTGGTCCGGTGGGCAACCATAGATATCCAGATACTGAGCCTTCAGGAGTAAGTAACATCTCAACCTTGTTCTCTGCCGCCCAGTCAATAGCCTTTTTTATTTCTTCAGTATTTTTCTTAATATCCCTAGTGACAGGTATCTGGCACCCACCAATTCTCATACTAGTTCCTCGGCAACGCCTAATACTTCTGCTACTACCAACAATATACCTGCTGCCTGAAAGTACGGATTCATTTCTAGCCAACCGCCGCCAGCAAGTGCTATACCTGCCGCAATCCTGACTCCGCTTTTAATCATACTAACACTAGTATGCGTAAAAAACTTTTTCTCGGTCGGCGCCGCTTCTAAAACGCTTTTTGCTTTTTTAATATCTGCTACTGCTTCTTCATGAGTACTCATATCTTTTCCTTATAGTAATGTTATTATCGAGTGTAGATCCCAACCTAGCAAAAATGCCCAAAACACAGCCCACCCAAACCGACGTTCGTCATAGGCCTGCTTGGCAAAATATGCTGCCATTAATGTAAAAATTAAATGAATTATAAACATCTGAGATCTCCTTTTCCTTATTATACAGGTGAGAACAGGGCCTGTCAAGAGCCCTGTTAGTCAAATGCGTTTAATTAATGCTCGAACGATGGTCGAGCAAAGGTAGACGGATCGAACGTTTGATGAGTCACTTGGCCGTGTACGCCAAATGTGTCTTCGGATGGTTTCTCGTCACTTACTGCTAGAATAGCTTTTAAGTCAGCACGTCGAATAATAATTTCATTGCCATCTTCTTCTACTACGGTAACACCACGAGTCCAACGGCCGTGTTCAAGTAAGATCCATTCACCTACTTTAACATCTTTTTGTCGAGGCCCAATCGCCCAAACACGCCCCCAACGATGGCGGACACCTTCGCTTTTGCCATCATCGCTTGGTAATACAATACCACCTTTTGATATTCGCACATCAAAATTCATATCTGTGATAAGAACATTATCACGTATTGGAATTAGTTTACCTGTTACTTTTGGTTTCATTCTTTTCCTTCTGGATCCATACTAGTTACATCTTTTTTAGCGGGTGCCACTGTAGGAGTCACTGCTTGTGTAATTTTTACTTGATTGTTAGATGCGTCTTCGGCACGTCTGACAATTTTGCCGTCAGGACCAATTCTATCCCCACGAGCATTTACTTTTGCATTGCCGACGGCAACAGCCATCTCATTTTGATTTATTAGTTTAATCATGTCGATTTCTGCACCTCGTGCAGTTTTGTAGACAGATCGTTGCGGTTCTTTCATTGCCATATTAATCTCCTTGGATTATGTATATACTTATCTCAGGAATTCCTGCCAGTCTAAATTATATTTGACTGAATCTATTTGATGTACGCCTAGGAGAAAAAGTACAAAACTAGCCACGCTACTTCCACGTCCTACTCCCCAAACGATGCCATTTTCATTACAGGTATCTACAAAGTGTTTAGTCCATTGTAGTAATGGAATCATACCACGGTCTTGATAAGCCGCTATTTCGGCTTTAACCCGTTCGATTTGTACATCACTTATACAACGGCTAATACAGTGTTCCTCTACATCAAATTCTCTGTATTCGGGAGGCATAAACCAGTCACTTTGCAATGCTTGATCAAAATCCTCAACCGGGATAGATTCCAATTGTTCGTTAAATGTATTGAATTTGTAGCCGGCAGTTTGCTCTAATTGACTAATATCATCAGAGTAGTCTACTGTGATATCTTTGAGATTAGTTAACTTTCCTTGATATAGGATTTTGAATATATCTGCAGAATTAAAAATTGGATTACTAAATTTATCTAGGCGCATAGCCTATAGTTTAACTGATGTTAATTAGTTTGTCAAGCGATTTATCGCGATTGGACATCATTTTTTCCCAAGCAGCCTGACGACGTTTGCTCGATTCTGCTTTATATGATTCAAGGATAGCAACCATTTGTTCACGGACTCCTGGGTTAGAAGTCATAAAGTATTTTTTAGTAAGATCAGAGATCCGACTGTCCAATTCAGAATCTTTAAGTTCGCTAAGATCTTGAACTAACGGATGCATATTAATATTGGCCTAAGTATCTTAGATAGACGTTAGTGCCGCCGTTAACAGTCCATGCTTCGACTGCTTGTATTCTTGATGCGGTGCCAGTAGCTACTGTAGCTGTTGCATTTGCACCGCTTCCACCGCCACCAGTAAGTGTCACGTTTGGAGGAGTAGTAGTATAACCATCGCCTGGATTTGTAATAGTAACTGCATTAATGCCACAATTAAGAACTACTTGTGCTCCAGAACCAGATCCAGTTAGTGCAGTAACTCCACGCAATCCGATTATAGGGGTATTCAATACACCTGCTGGGAAATCAGAGGAACTAAACGTACCAATGGGGCCAGTTGTTGATGCGTAAGTTATTACAATATTTCCAGTTGCTCCTGCTAGAGTATTTTTGCTTAGAACAATAGAACCAGGATTACCTGGGTTAATAGTTAGGATGGTAGTATTAGAATCAATACCTTGTCCAGTAACAGCCATACTTGTTACTAAGTTAGTAAAGTTGTATACATTATTAACTGTATTATTGGCGCCAGTTACAGTTCCTGTAAATGTAGTAGCTAGAGTGTTAACAGTTAAGATAACACTGGTATTTTGATTAAGAACAACTTGATCACCTACAGCATATCCGTTGCCAGGTCTGCCTGCGATTATAGTTCCTGATTGTGTTTGGGATCCTGTTTGAGTACACAGAAAACTAACTGAAGTAGTAGTGCATCCGGTAACGACCCACACACCGTTGTATCCACTTGGGCTAACTCCTGTTACAATAATAGAACTACCTACTGGGTATGTTAGGCTAATTGCCTGTGCCGCAAATGTTAAGGTAGCTGTAGTGCCGGACACATCGCTACTTGCACCCGAAGTTGCTAATGTTGCCGGAGCTATGTTGTTAACGTTGGCAGCTACTACTGTGTAGTTAGCAGTCGCAGTCGGTGTGGTATAACCAGTGATAGGTGCGCCCCCGTTGAACCCAACAGTCGTAGTTGAAAGATATCCAGTACCTTTAGGACTAACTACAACAGATGCGATTCCTTCCCCACCTACACTAAATCCTTGGACACCAGTAGCGGCGATTCTAGGGAAATTTGTGTCGTACGTAATTTGACCACCTTGCGTTGCAAATGTAGGGGTCCATACTCCATTACCATCACTTGCTACTAACACAATCGCTTTGCTAAACACACTCTTTCCGGCATACGCTGGCCAATTTCTAAAAGTTAATGTTGAATTAGTTGCTATAGTAAACTTCTGTACAGCACCGACTGCTAAATCGATGCTGGCTGTAGCACCTACACCGCTTGCATTATATACTGTTCCTGAAAATTGTTGATACAAACCGTTGCTAATAATACTCCCAAGTAAGTTGTTAGTTACCGGAGTAGTGCTTGTTGCTAGGTCAGCAGCCAATAACGCATTCGATTGCAATGCAGTAATTTCTCCTTCAGCAGTTGTAAAGTTTGCGGCGATCGACGCAAAATTATTACGAAAGCCTTGGCTGTCGTTGTCTTGCCCTGCTATAGGGAAAGTAATGGAAATTGTTGCTGGGTTTATGGCGCTTGTCATACGGTTATCCTATCGTTTCTAAATACAAGGTATTTATCGGTTGTGTCGCCTGTTATAGCGGAGATTGTGAATCTATCTACAGTATAGTCTATATTTTTAAAATCAAAACCACTATACTTGATGTTTAATAAAAGTGTACTTGCAGTGCCGGGTTTGCAGAAGCAAAGCGGTATACACAGCACGTATCCTAATTGTTCTTTTGATCCTTTCGGAATACTGCGCATCCAAAGTGGCAAATAATTGCGCTCTGTTAGTCCTACAGTTTTTAAACGGCCCTGCCAGTTTGAAATACTATTTGGAAAATAGGTATTGGTGTTAGGATTTGATGCTTCGTACCCAGTGCTATCTACAGTTATGATAGGATCTGGTCTTATAGAGTTAGGCGCATCTAAAGTAAGATTGTTTATAGTATTAGACCAAAATCCTGTACTTTCATCTACAGTAATAGTTTTAGGTGCAACACTTGTAGTTTTTATAGATAATGGAGCATAATTTCCGTTCGACTCTGCAGGGTCGAGCATCTGTATATAAATTGTTTCATACAGTTCATTTCCATTAGCATCAACTGCTGTAGCAGATTTTAAGTCACCAAATTTAAAACGTTTACGTTTATGGTTCAATCCCATAGCTCCCACATACGCGGCCGCATTGGCGGATTCAATACCTGCGTATACTAGCATGTTGAGAGATGATTGTACACCGAAACTTGGATCACTTATCCTATAGATACTTGCCGGTGTAAAAATATTAGCATCATTAATGAACCCCTGCCACGCCGCTCGCTGTGTTGGCGCGAGGAAAGGCCTTGCAGTTATAGTACTATAAGAAACTGTGTTTGGAGTAGTAACTGTGATACTAAAGTCTCTAGGTGAGGCACTATACTGATACTGGTCGTATGCTTCTACGGTGAATTTATAAGTACGATCGAATGTAGTGTTACCTCTGTCGAATGTAACATCGGTTAATCTAGTAATTCCAGATTTGCCAGTTGTTGCATTATAGAATTGATTTACAACTCCAACTATTTCACCATCAGTCGACAGTGTAAGTCCAGGTGGTAATGTTCCGCCGGTCTTTGCGTATAATACTAACGCACCAGGAATGTTACTAGTCGCGTTAATACTTAAATTTGAAATATAAGCCGCCGGTACTGATCCTAAGTTACTTGGGCTATTCCACACAATTTGACTAGTGATGCTTCCAAGAATTGATATACTAAATGTTTTGTTACTGTCAACTTTCTCAGTTGCTTTCGTGCCTAATCGGGTAGCAGTAATTGTAAAAGTAAATTTTTGTGTGATAGCTGGCTGATAAGGTATGCGGCCAAATATATCTCCGGAGTTAACGTCGAACCCAACCCCTGGCGGCAATTTACTTAGTGACCCGATAAAAAATGGTTTAAGGTCTGGAATATTAATCAATAAGTTACTATTAAGAGTTAGTCTATAATACCCACCGGCTAACGTAGCAACATGCGATATTAGGTAAACTTTATCAGTTGCGCCACTGATGTAATATTCAAACGTTAGGGATTGCCCGGCTGTTGGTACTGTTTTTACATTGGTGATAGTAAGATATGGTTGCCCAGTAACGTTATCAAACACGCCTAATCTTTTAGTTACAGCATATATTTCACAGTTAGTTGTTTCTAATCTAAACAACACGTTATCGCTGTCATACAGTGCAATTGGTACTGTTAGATAATTATTAGCTCTATGAATACCTAAGTTAGTATCAGTTATCCAAACAGGGTTTCTTAAATATGTTGAGTCAGATGTAAATTGTCCGGCAAACCCATCTCGACTAGTCGAATCAGCACGGAATTCGTCTGAGCCTACTACAAATATTTTAAAAATACGTTGTGCAACAGTTGTCCCGTCAGAGACTGAAACTTTAAATTGATAATTTGCATTTAAACTTTTAGGTAGTACTGACGGAGAATTATAGTCAAAGGGTACATATTCATACTCGTATGAGTCGAATCCGTCAGATGGAACTAGGCCGAAGTCATATGCCCCTTTATCGTAATATGATACGTCATACTGACCAGTACCGTCTTCGGGAACTAATATGTTAACAGGTATAATATATCCACTGATCAACCCATTATCAGACAAGGTTAATCCAGGAGGTAATTTACCGTCACCTGATGCAATAAAATATTTTAAAGTTTCGCCTATTGCTACATCTAAGTCAAATGCTTCGATTTGATAAGTGATATACGTACCGTCGAGTGCATACAGTTGACGATGAATACCGATAGCTAGTGATCCAGCCGCCGTAATAAATTCTGGAGGATTAGCCCCGTTGACTGCCATACTAAATGTTCTATCTGCAAACGCAGATCCTTTAGTGGCTCTAATACAAAATTTGTAACTTATAAGGTTACTTATAATATATGGACTACCTTTAATGCGATTTCCAACAATCCCTAGCCCACCGGGAAGGTTACCTGATATAACCGAGTAAGATACTCCGGTGTCATTTGCCACCGGTAGTGGAACATCAACCTGTATTTGTTCTTGAAAAGGTTGACCGTTACTATCAGTAAAAACATACCCAGATGCTTGGGTCCACACATTTAGCGACATATTACTCCTCGTTTTGAGTATTTATCGCAAAATTATGCAATAGGGCCAAAGTTAACAATGTTAGATACAGGGCTGGTAAAACTACCAAAATCTAATGAAAACCCGGTAGTACTATTTTCTTTACCTGTCGGGCTAATGAAACTACCGAGATCTACAGTAATGACTCCCTGTTCGATGATTACTGCTAATAAGTTATTTAATAGCCTAGTATCAAGTCCCCATACTGTTGTTCGAACATCACCTGAACCTATAATATTTTTTCCGTTTAAGGATAAGTTTGCACCTAGGGAAGGTGCTGTATCGAGACTTACTCTAGTAACCGCTTTGAGATCGATAGTTGTAGTGTCTGTAGTTAGTGTAACGGTGCTGTCTGTACTAGTCAACGATCGAAATTGTAAATTGCCGCCACTTTTGTCTTTGAAAATTGCTGCGCCTGCGCCTAGTGACGTTCCGTTGGAAATTGCTACCGAAGTTGATAATGTTGCAAAATTAGCATTTACTTTTTCGAATGCCGTGCGTAAATCATCACCAGTTCCGTCATTTGCATAATTGCCTAAATTAATTGTTTGAATTGCCATAATGTTTGCTCTCTTTTAATATTTACCGTAATTAGACTACTGTGACATACACGTCAGTGGTTGTTGTTCCAAAACTTCTGCAAGTGAATACATGGGTAGTACCATTCCCAATAGCAAACGTTGAAGTGTTGCCAATGGTGTTGCCGTTTGGTA